GTTGAATACGATCTCCACCGCCAAGACCTGGACGGAGGCGGTCGCTCCGTGGACGTAAACTCCGAGTCTGGTCCACTCGGAGGAGCTACCCATAGCGACATATTCGCGGGTAGTGACGTCTTCAGGGCGAGAAACCCAATACACACCGTCCTGCAACTGAGCGACAGAATACTGCGTGATTTCCTCCCAGAACCCGGAATCCAAGGCACTAGAAGTGCTAAAGGCTTCCGGACTCGTGAGAAGTCGCACGAGACCCTGTTGGTCAGAGGGCGCTTGTGACGTGGTCAATCGAACACCCCACGACACGATACGGTACTGTGAGAGTGCCGTAGAGATCGCGGTGTAGTCGGGTAGACCAGTAGCGGAACCTAGGACGGTGGGTACTCCACCGGAAATCGTGGTCGCATTGACAAAAGTCGCATTCAGACTAGGCCTGAAGGAGGTGAATGCGGCCCCGTTTGCATCGGTGGAGATGGGGTAGTGGCTCTTAATGGTAAGGGCAACCGACTTGCCAGCGTCAGCATCCGGGATCTTAGCCCCCTCTGCTTCGCTGCAAAAAGGGTTAGCAAGAGCACAAGTGTGCCCCAGATCAGAGCGTAGATCGGGGTAGTTGTTAATGCTGTTGCGGGCGTCCCGGAGAGGACGCGCGACGGCAAGTTGGAGATTTTGCTTTCCTGGACCATTCTTCTTGGCCCTCTTCTTTCTTGGCATGATGCCCGATGGAGATGTAGTGATTAGAGGCGTAAGGCGACGCAGACTCTAGTTGTGCAGAACTGGGAGGTTGATTTCTGTTGATGTAGCTGTTGAGTAGTGATCAACCTGCACGGCAGCGGTGCGAATTTTGGAATCGAGTGTTTGAATATAGTTCTCTAATGCTATCTGAGAGTCGGGTGTGATGCCGTACGCTAGGTGGAATGATCTCCGGGCCGCATCGGTAGGCTCGGCAGAAACAGACTCCATGCCTCGGGCTAGATACTGCATTCCAGTCTCAAACTCTCGTTCGGTCTCCGGGTGTTCCACCATAGATTGGTAGAACCGCCAGAAGATGGGCATGTCCCCGGCTAGTGCTAACCCGCACCAGCCGATGGACGACCTCAACTCAGACAAAGCCGAAGGATCAGTGACCCCCCGTAAACTCAGGGAATCCTTGTCAATGCACACTCGAGGATCGCGTAGCATCCGCCACTTCTCTCCATCATAGACGGGGTGAGATTGGCAGAATTCGATACCCTCAAGGGTGTGCGAGAC